AATAAAAACTACATTTCACCACACCGCCACTCTATTCCTTCCCCTTCAGTTTCCGAATCGCGTGTGAGCGAATCCGCTGCTGATCTCGGCGGTCCTTTAGAGACTCAACAGTAACCTTTTTCTTTCTTATAGCAGCAATTTTTTTGATAACTTTCTTGACTGTTGGTTTGACTACCTTCAATACTAAATCTGCTAAAGGTTTTGCTAACAATGCTGACGTAGTAGCAACTACAGCAATGGAAGCAGTAGTAGTAATTGATGCTGGACTAGGTATTGCTTTGACTATTTGATCTGGAATATCTAGACCAACTTTGACAGGTATGCACTCCTGTCCGATCAACTTATACTCAGTAATTTTTTTCGTACCACCATCAACCAAAGTACCTACAGGTTCCTTCAACCTTTGTGCTTCTGTAGGGCACGTAGGAACCTTTGGTGGGTTAGTTGTAGGAGCAGTTGGTGCTTCTGGTGCTTGAACAGGAGGAACTTTTTGTTCACTCTGAAAATCTAAGTCTTCCTTATTATAATCTAAAGGATCAAAAGATGGAGTACCTGCATCACAAAATATTCTTACACCCCTAGGATCATCAGCAGGTAAGTTCTGTTGGTTGTCATCATCAATATGTGCTTCTACACAACCAGGAACGTTTACAATTGGACTACCAATTATTACAGTTACAGGTGGTTCTGTTGACAGAACTTGTGGTGCACGTACGTTTCTATCAAATATTCTATTTACGTCAGGTATATCTAACTTACGAACCCTAATAGGATTCATTCTAATATCAATCGGGTCCATTTTCGCGGACATCAATTCCCAGTATATAGTAAATACTATACATTGCCATAACTACAACAAGGACTGTCATAATAATCACTGACCATACAGGATCAGATGGATTATCAAGAGGTCGTAGTAATAAATTCATATCCACAAATCCCGGAAGTAAAAATCAACTGTCGTAAGAGTGCCTAAAGGTGCAGATTTTCCAGAGGTTGCCCAATCACGGCAAAATTTATGTACATCATGATTAGAATGTATGGTTCTAACACCGTACATTCTTGCGAATGATGACATAGCAAAGTTATATGCCTGAGTTTCAGCAGGGTTCATGCAGATAACGATTCAAAAATTTTCTGGCAAGTAGAAACAGCATACGTTGCACCATACACCCCACCAAAAAGATAAGATACACCTAACTTAGAACAATATTTTTCTAGTTCGAGGCATTTATCTACGTTATCACTACTGTAATCAATAATGATATCACCCTCCTCAAGTAATGGCAGTAACTCATCAAGTGTTTCGTCTACTTTCTCTTCCGGAATTGCCAGTTGAAATATACCAGGAACTTTTCCTACACGTACATACTTATTGGTATCATCCTTTACTCTACCAACCAAAAGTTCTAATGAAGTAGTAACACCACTTACATATCCAGTATCATATTGCTCAGAGGATTTTTCATAGTCTTTACTATACCCCCAAACTTCAATATCTGCTTTCAGCATACGGCGAGACATTCTCTCACCCCTACGCCCCAGACCAATCATTCCAACTTTCATTTGAGTTTTTCGATAATGCGAAGCATCCCATCAGCATAACCGATAAGAGCTATTGAACCAAGTACGATACTAATAGTGGAAGCATTGCGATTGTGCTTTGCCATGGCAGCATCAATCATTTCCTGCACTTCTTTCTTAGTGTGCGGTTCCATTCCCATCGTACTTATCACTCTCATAATAAAAGTTCTCGCCCCTATAAAGTCCAAAGGTTATAGTGAGAAACACAAATGGGATTGATACCCACAACAAAACATCAGCAAGGTTCATGGTTTTGTAGGGGGTACAACAGGAGGTTCTCCAGGAGCAGTAGTTGTGATAGTCAATGGTGCTTGTTCAATACGAATAGTTTGTGCAGGAGCAGTTCGTGCTGCTGCTTCAATAAGTCGTTCCATGTCCACTTTACTGATACCACCATTGGAAGATCCATTTCCATTAGCACCTTTCTTTGCTGCCTGAACACCAAAAGTAGCTAGCACCCCAGTAAAAACACTGGCAATGAAAGTTGGGTCTAGTTTCTGCTCAGGAATACCAAGTACGGGTGGTAACTGGATGTAGGCCAACGTGAGTATTCCGCCACTCCAAATAAGGATGCCAAGTCTAACAAAAGTAGACAGAATATCAAGTTGTTCTTCTTTATCATCTGCTGCGGCCTTTATCTTTCCTAGAAGACCTTTCTTCTTGGGATCTTCTTTAGGTAAAGGAGAAGGAGATGGTGCTTTGTCCGTCATACGTCAGTATGTGTCTGGACATATTTAGAATGGGACAGCTCCTCCAGTGACCTTAGGCATGGATGGAATGACTTCACCAGTCGCTTTTGGTAACTCAGGTTTGTTGAATTGACCTACAACAGCATCCTGAACCCCTTTAGTAACCTGTTCTTTGATGTTCTCTGTGATTTTGTCTTGATTTACATACACATAACCAGCAGTGCCAATTACACTGACGCTAGTTACGAATGAAAAGATGGACATGATGCTAAAGATTTTCTGCATGTTCCTCAATAGGAGTTAGTGTGTACAAAGTTTCGGCACAATTACGAACGAAGTCTTGGAATTTTTGCTCGACTCCAATAGTTGTTTTATTACCCTGACTCACCCAATCATGACAGAACTCATAGACGAGTCTGCAATGATCATTTAGATGATGAGATAACGCACGAAATACTTCAGCACGAAGTAACATACGTTCTTCAGAGTACCTCCAATCATTCATGTCGCTGGGATCCAATAAAGTTCTCCGCATCGAGTACAACGAGAGGTCGTCTGCCATTCTTTTTTATAAAGAGAATTGGTTCGTAATCACCAGAGTTAGCACATGCCTGGTCATACGCATCCCAGACGTTTAGTTTCTCTGTGTTCTTGCATTCTACACTAAAGGGAAACTTTTGTCTAGCTGCACGTGCCATAATAAGGTCTTCACCACCGGCACCCATAGATCTAGACTCAACATCCTCAGGATGCACTTCTAACATTTCAATGAGCATGTCTCTTACCCACTGCTGTAGTCTCCTACCTTTTGCCTTAGCAGACTGAACTTTCATAATACAATCTTTCACTTACCCTATCTATACGTCATTCAATCCTGGACTCCTTTCATTTTCTCATAGTTTTTATACATTGCTTGAAGTCTCCAAGAAGATGCGAGACTATCTGGTCCATTTTTGAGGAGTTCCATTTCCCTCAAAGACAGTCTCTTCATCTTAGGATATTCTTCTCTCCAATTAGAGTTGGAAGCCACTGAATGAATCTTTCTGAACATCTTGCTTGATACCCCCCACGACATAGGACTCCACCTCCGTCTCCTGTGGGGCAACCTGAAGACCCTTAGAAGAGATCCAGTGTTCGGTCCAGGGAAGTGGGTTGTTGTGGACTGGAGCGTCATATAGAGGGGTCAAACCAATCGCTCGCATACGCTTGTTAGCGATCCACTCCACATACTTGACAAGAAGTTTGTCATTGAGACCAATCATACTACCATCCTTGAACAGATACTGTGCCCACTCCTTCTCTTCTTCCACTGCATTAGCAAACATATCAGTGACGGTTTGCTCTTCTTCTTTGATGATGTCTAGCATCTCAGGATCATCACCCTTCTGCCATGCCTTGATAATTTGTTGAGTCAGTACAGTGTGCTGGTTCTCATCACGTGCAATCAAAGAAATAATCTTGGCAGATCCTTCCATCAGTTTCAGTTCACCAAAAGCAAATGAACAAGCAAAAGACACATAGAAACGAATACCCTCAAGGATATTGACGTTTTGTATTGCCAGATACAAACGACGCTTCAGTTCCTTACGAGTGTAGATAGCAGTAGGTGAATCAGCATAGTCTGCTGTCCACATGTTACCAGCACCCCACTCATTTGCTACTTCTAGGAAGTCATCATACGCTTTAGTGACACTCTTAGCACGTGCCAGGATGCGTTGGTCATCCAGAATAGTATCAAAGACCTCAGCAGGATCTGGATAGATGTTCTTGATGATGTAAGTGTAAGAACGTGAGTGGATCATCTCCATGAACTGCCACACATTCATAGCACCTTCCAACTCAGGAAGAGCACAGTATGGAGAGAATGCCATACCAGGACCACGACCCTGTACAGAGTCCAGAAGGATCTGATACTTCAGATTAGACGTGAAGATGTGCTTCTGCTCAGGACGCAGAGTCTTATAGTCTCCACGGTCCTTCTGAAGAGACACTTCTTCAGGACGCCAGAAGTATCCAAGCATCTGATTGGTCAGTTTTTCAAAGACCGGATACTTATATGAGTCGTATCGTTGAACACCAAGTGGTGCTCCAAAAAACATTGGTTGAGTCTTAGTGTCCACGTAGGTATCATTGAACACAGTCATGCCTTTGACAGACATATTTTTGTCGGTGGAAGTTTTTCTAAATTGCACAGGATTCACAGGTTTCTTCGTCTTCAGTTTCGATCTCAGCAACTAAACTTGCAAGATCTACTGCCGGTTCTTCCATCTCGTCCGACTTGAGGTCATTTGTATTTTGATAATAAGAAGTCTTCCAACCATACTTGTATGTGGTTAGGAGATCATTTGCCATGACAGACACCGGTACTTCGTTGTTGTCATAGTCAGTGGGGTTATAGGACCAGTTACCAGAGATTGCTTGATCAAAGAATTTCTGCATGACAGAAACCACATTGATGTAACCTCGGTTACTTTTCATCTCCCAGAGGAGAGTGTATTGATTCTTCAGGCGTTGATACTGGGGGACTACCTGCTTGAGGGGTCC